ATTGTTGGTTTAGAACAGGGAGGAATGTTGAGAATTCATGAAATGAAGGATGGTCAATATTTACAATTAACTAAAGTAGCTTTAGATGTAATGGGGATTCAGTCGTGAGTCCCTGTACCTTTATCCAAAGTGAAGAAAAAGGTGCTAGTATGTCTGTTAGAAATGCTTGCTTAAAGTGTGGTAAATCCAAAGAAGCTCACATGCCACGCAAGCCAGCCCGAATTAAGATATATTTTCAAGGTAAGTTTTGGATATTTGCTAACTGGGAAGAGGCTCGGGAGAAAGGATTTTACTTGATTAGCTGATGCGTGAAAACTCATAACCCGCGTTACGTATGTTCTTATTGAAGAACCAACCCCTGGACGTCACGCGATTTAGGTTATACCATACAAATGGGTGAACACCATAATACTCATACTCACTACCATCCTCAAATCGTATAGTTAGTGTTTTGTTGACCATACTGAATTTAGCGGCGGCTATACAGGTTGAATCACCTAAAAACTGATAGTCGCCGCTTTCTCGTTCAGCAGATAAATCATACTGCATCCAATTTTCATCAAGAGCCATCGGGCATCCTACTTATTTTCTATGAACTTACCATCCTCAATATGACCCCATTGCTTCTTACCGTCAGATCCGATAATAGCAACATTACCGGCACCTTGAAGTGAATTAGTTATCATACGTGCAGTAAATTGTTTTCCTTCATCAAGTGCTGTACCATTAGCCATCTTTGTTAGTATTTCTGCAACTCCAGGTTTAGTAAGCATTCTACCTAAAACATTAGATCCTGCATAAAGTCCAACAGCACCAGCCGGTAAACTAATATTACCACTAAGTAATCCCATTATACCACTCAAACCCATACCACCCGACATTAACCAAACCGCACGTCTACCAAGATATGAACTTTGATCGGTTTGTGTTTGTGATATTGTATTGATAAACTTAGTAACACTTTCTCTGCCTTTAGTTCCCCAAAGTTTATCAAGACTTGTTTTAAGATCCGAATCTTCCCACACATCTTTGATCTTATCGGGATCTAATCTAAGTACATTAGTAGCAGGATCAGATGAATTAGCTGCACGTTTCGTAACAGCATCATTGAACATACGCATAAATTGATATGCTTGTAAATCTTTACGTAAGTTACTACCACCACCTTGTAACTGATCCACAGCTAAAACTTTACTGAGTTTATCGGGATCTGCAATTACCTTATCAATAGCAGTAAAAGCAGGTGAACCATTATTTAAAAGATCAGAGGCTTCTTTAGTTAGCTGAAGCTGTTGTCCTCCTATATTAACATCTGGATTAGCTTTAAAAGATGGTCCCCATGATTTATATTTAGTAGGAACACTCTCAACAGGTTCAAAGCCATTAGTTAATTCGTCTCTAATTTTATCAGCTAACTTAACTGGATCGACATTAGTATTAGCCATGCGACCATTTATAGCATTTACATATCTTAGAGCTTGTGAGAATCCGGCAGCACCCGCACGATCTAATGCTTCACTTTTTGTTCCAGCAGCACCAAAATCTTCTGCAAAACGTGCCCCTGTAGCAAGTATATGATGTCCATAAGCATCCATCGCCTGACTTGTAGTTGGTTTGTGTAAAAAAATTTCAGGCTGTTCTGCATTACGAATAGCTCCAATTCCACTAAAGACACTTTTTACGAGCCGTCCTGCAATAGCATTTGTAACAGCCTGAGCTTCACCTTCCGTGACGGCTTCTCCTAAAGAAGATGGAGCAGGCGTTTTTAAATATTGCATCAAAGTATCCATAGCAGTATAACCTTGTGTATTAGCTGCAACCTGTGCGGCACCACTTTGACCAACACCAGGAATAGCAGTAACACCTGTTGCAGCAGCACCACCTACTAGATTTCCTAAAATAGGACGAAGAAAATCAACGATACCATTACCACTAACAGGCCCTTTTAATCCTTGAGCTGATCTTTGAGTAAAATCTGGTGATGGTGTCATTTTTATTGTCCCGGCTGTCCCGGCTGTCCAAAAGTAGCAGGAACAGCACCTTGAGGTGTTCCAGGATTCATACCAGGTGTTTTAAGAGCACTACCTAAATAAGGAAACTTTGTATAACCAAGCTGATCTCTTAACATATCTTGTGCTGGTTTAGGAAGTCCACTTGTAATAGTATTAAAAGCATCTTGAACATCCTTGCTTACAAAGTCATTATACTTTTGGAAACCAGACGTGTAGTCAGATTTGAGTAAATTCCTGCGTGGGATAAGTGCATCTTGATACTTCTCTATTTCAGTAGCATTGAATCTTTTAGTCCCACTAAGAATACGTGCGATAGCAGGTTGAGCCTTTCCCACTTTATCTTCATCAGTAGTAAATAACTTATATGCATCAGTTCCAGGAATGAGATCTTTTATAGGATACTGCGCACGAATAAGATTCATCTCGTGAAGCACAGGAATTACTTGTGCCACAGCTTCAAGATCCTGTACTTGAGACTTTTGATCTTTATTAAGTAAACCAAGTCCTTGAGACTGTCCCATACTCTCAAGATACCTAGCCGATTTACCATATTTCTTTTCAAACTCTTCACGGGAGAGTCTAAAGTTCTTCATATCATCAAGAGCATTTTTAACAATCTCATTAGGTTGAACAGAGTTTGTACTGACAGATCCATCAGAATTAGTAGTAAGTCTAACATTGGAGCTTCCAGGAGTATCCATCCCAAACAAACCACCTGTAGCATTTATCATTGCAACATGTAATCGACTTGCAATTTCAGTATTAGATCGCGCAGTCTCAGCATCTTGAGTTTGTTTTATTTGATTAAGTCTATAAGTATTCTCCTGAGCCAACTCAGCAAGTCTATTAGTATGCTGTGTAGCTTCTTGAGAAAGCATTCGCTCAGTTTCAGCTTCTTGCTGTGCTTTCTGCTCACGGATGCGTGATTCTTCGGCTGGCGCGTCTTGAATTCTAGCAAGATTAGCAACATCTGTAGCGTGTTGTTCTGGAGTTGGTAGCTCCATCGCCATAGTTGTATTACCAACAGGAATATTATGTACCATTGTACCAGGATGTAATCCAGGGGAAGTCTTATCACCTGGAATTGGACTTCCCGTACTAACGTAAGCATCAGTAAGTTTTTGTAGAAGCAACTGACGATTTATAGCAGCACTTTGATTTTCAGCATCGATACGTTTTTCTTCAAGTGCAAGCTGCTGCTTATATCTATCAGCTTCATCTTTTCTATACTGAGCTTCACTTTGTTGATTAGCCTGCTCGCGTGCTTCGCGTTCACGTTCAGTACGGATTGCGAATCCAGTTTTAAGAGCTTCTAGAATCGCATTGACTTGTTCTTGTGCCATATTATGTGCTAAGTGCCCCAAAAATATCATTTACATTACCAGAACCCCAACCACTATCAGGTAAGCTAATAACTGTACCGCTAGTTGTAGCACCACCAAAAGGATTATTATTTCCTGAATTACCACCACCAAAGATAGTACCTAACTTACCACCACTAAGTGAAAGTAATAAAGCTAACACAGAAGCTGCTCCACCTAAAGCACCACCAATACCACCACCACTACTAGATGTAGAAGTACCTAAACCAGTTTGTGAACCAGAAGTACTTGAAGATCCTGTAGTATTAGTTGTACCAGTTGTATTAGAAGATGTCGTACCAGTTCCAGTAGTGTTACCAGTACTAGAAGTAGCTCCCGTTGTGGTAGAACCAGAAAGTCCCGGCAGAATAGAAGCAAGTTGCGACATTGCAGTAAGTTGCTGAAGTTGATTTTGACTAGCAATCGTCGGGACTTGTTCTTCCATTTGTGAGATTTGATTAATCCTATTAGCATCAACATTCTCAGCAGCCGTTGCCGCAACAGGACTTGTACTTAAACCACGTGCGGCCATATTTGCGTTAACAGCTTGTGCTTGAGCTGCCGAATTAGCATTTATGTTCTGAGTCTGAAGTGCTGTATATTGACCAGGGTTAAAAGGAGTTAAAGAACTATAAGAACTAATGAGTTTATTAATATATGCTTGTGCAGCAGGACTTAAGTTAGGAGTAGTACTAGAAGTGCCGGTTCCAGTAGTATTTGATGTCCCGGCTGTGTTAGTAGATCCAGTTGTACTTGCATTAGTACTTGTGCTACCAGTTGAATTTGTGCTACTTTCACTTGTACCACTTGTATTACTGCTTGTAGTTGTCTTTGTTGGGAAAGCTCCAGCGGCAGCTCCCAATCCGGCAAGAATAGCAATTTGAGTAGGATCTAGCCGATTTGACATTTACATTCCTCCTTGAATGCCACCAGGCATTATTTGAGACATACCACCTGGTAATGTCATCCATTGTAATTGACTATTAGGTGCATCACCCGAAAGAGCTACTTGGAATCTCATATAATAACGATGGAAGTTAAATGCTGTTGGTCCAAGAACCATACGCAAGATTCGCCCATTAACGCCCTTTGGGATATCAACAAAATAGGAATCTTCCACTCCATTAACTGTAGTAAAAGTACCATTCCAAACTTGTGAGTCACTAAAGTATACAGTGTATGGAATAGCAGTACCAAAAGCAAGTACTCTAAGTTCCATCTTTATTACTTTACCAGTTCTGAATACTTCGGCTGGTCCGATTTGGTCAAACTGACGAGCCGGTGGGAGTACTTGAACTATATCAGGATCTAAAATTTCCCAAAGCTCAAAAGGACCGCCAGTGAAATAACCAGAAAAATCAATCCCAAAAACGTCCGTGTCATAGAAGAACCTCACAGTCTGCTTGTCTGATGTTTGAAAAACAGTTGGAAAAAGAGTAACACCATCTACAATTGGATAAAAGCTAGTACTGTTACCAAGTGTATTTATAACAAAAGGCCAGCCGCGCACGCGCTTCTTAACGGGATTTTTAAAGTTGGTTACAGGTATCACGAACATTGTCTGCTGATCTGGGAAAATCTCGATATTACGCGGCTGGCCAAATCCGAAGAATTCGAACTCATTGCCATTACCATTAATAGTCCATTCGTAATCACGCCCTACAGTCGTATCAGTTGTACTACTGACTTTCGGGAACTGATAGTCAAAACTTTGTTTACGTGACGAAGTAACAGCCAATGCAGGAGCTGCAACTCCATCAACATAAGGGACAACACTAATCTGCTGGCCCATTGTATCAATTTGAAACGGAACTGTATAAAGACGTTTTCGTGCAGTCGTGCCATAGTTGATACTCTGAAATCGTAAAAACGTAACAGGCACAGGACGTGCATCATAGTCAATAGATAAATCTTCAATCACGAGATCAGTTACAGCACCACTCAGTTTTATCTGATATGCTTTAGAAAGCTGCAGATTAGCATAAGTAGATAAATCTAAGTACTGTTCATTAGCAGATGAGTTCTGCAAAGTATTAACAACTGATGTAGTAACATTGAGTTCATTAGTTATAGCAAGTGAAACTGCACCAGCAGCTCCTACACTGCAACGTGATTTGAAAGTATAGGTATCCTTACGTTCACGCGGTTTGCCATTATCTTTAAAAGGTAAAAGTAGACTTACGCTTTGTTGCGTATTACCATCAATTAGCTTACTTGTGTAGATTTCTATTTCACGTTCAGCTAATGCTGACGTATAGAAAGCTAAGATCTGACCATCTTGCGTAGTTGCAACAGCACTAACATCACCCAATCCAGTATAAACTACTGGACGCCAATAGTTACGTACAAAGTCATAAACTTCATAGCGTCCAGTTCCAGTAATAAAACAAAAGAGCTTATTACGTGCAATCGTGACGGGAAATCGTACTGAACCGGGAGTTATCTTTATATTAGGAGGTGTATATCCGTTGCACGTTTCTCCACGGTAAAGTCTATCCGTGTTAGGTGCTACCATCAATTGATTATTTTGTGCAGAATAAGTTGTACCAAAAGACGTAGCCATACACATACGCCAACCATCACTAGCAAGATAATAAATAGCACCACCGAATGCTACAGCATCATATGTAATTGGAGGGAACTTGACGCCTAACGGCTGATAGTATGCGTCAATTGAGTTATCTGGGAAAGTGGTAAAAGTGCCAGTAAGTAAATAAACTTCACACGATGTCCCGACAACTACAACTGAAGCACTAATCGCACGTGCGAACATGAAGAGTTCATTATTAGAACCACACGTGCGAACTGCTAAACTTACATCTACTAAATCAGGATCATTGATATCTGATGGATACATCATATTAGTTGTAAAATAATACCAACGTCCTTGAATAGGTCCGACGATATCATAAATCTTATCACTGATACCAGAACTAGCTATAGATACAAGATTCAAGTTTAACGTCAGATTTAAAGTAAGTGCAGCCTGATCTCCCGTATTATCATAAGCGGCAGCCCAAGAACCATTAAAAACCATAACACGATACCATTGATTAAGTAAACCATTACCATTTACTGAACATCTGTAAATCCACGCCTGATTACATTGTGCATCGTCAAGTGTTGGATTGCGTGGAGTAATTAAAGCACATAAGCCGTTAAGTGTAATAGGATTACTAATAGGTCCCATTGTACTTTTAGCAATATAACTTCCCGTACTATTTACATTTACTTGAACATACTGATAAGTACCAAACTGAGCAATAGTGCCACCTTGAATAACAAAATACGCTTGACCCTGATACGGTCCCCAAATATTGATTACAGTAGCGGCTGGCGTGTTTACATTAATTGTGAGGCGGAATCCGTATACTGTACTCCAATCATAAGCACCATTTCCTACACGATTGAAGGAACTACGTGGGATACGGATTGTGAAGGCACCCGTATAACTATCAAAACTCACCTGTTGACTTATGTCAGGTACAGAATAAGTATAGTAATCACTAACTATATCACCTGCTGCATCAGGAGTTACAAGAAGTACATCAAATTGAACTAATACACCAGACGGATTTGCAATATAACCATTGATGGTTACATAGTCGTTATCAGTTGAAGTACCACTTCCCGCTACACTCGAAAGTGTAGTACAATCAGCAGAACTTCCCGGATAAGTCTGTAATACGAAAACACCACTTGCATTTGTAGTACATTGAATAAGATTACCACCAATAACACTAACTGATCCCATACCAGTTGGTATAACAGTATTACTTTGCATGTTACCAATACGTGCCCAAGGTGCATTCAATTCACTTTGAGTAATTGTAAGACCAGCACCTGGAATACCAACACCAAGATTAACTAAAGATGTTCCATTATCTTTGTATCGTTTATTAGCTGATGCTATTAATGTAAAGTTGAAAGCCGTTGCAAAAGCTGCATTTGAAGCATCACCACCCGATACGATTGAAGCTCCGTTACGATAAACTGATCCGTCAGAACATGCAGCATAATCTTGACGTGTACCACTCATGAATCTACTATAAAGTGTATGCGCGGCAGCACTAAAGCCACTTCGTTTAACTGTGGTTCCACCAATTAAAGAAAGAGCACCATTATGATCTAATTCAAGATTATTCATTTGTAAACAGCCGTTAGGACGGCCATTCACAGGATCATCTGACGGACACCAACCTGTATTAAAGTCATTAATAAATAGAGTATCGGGTTCAGGCATTTTGGGGCTCTAAGGCTTTTTCAAAAACCGCTTCAAGTGTCTTACCACCTTCATGATGATACATGAATTGTAGCACACGTATCTTAGCTACTTTATCAAGAGCATCCCACACGAATTTAGGAATACCAATATAGATCCAACGTTCAGCACCACCATTAGTATAGAATCCGATCTTATCAATCACACGTGTACAGATTTCAATAGGATCACCAAGTAAGCGTGCCGTATAATAAAGTTGACCGGAATCCATAAAACCAGTACCACATACATAATCTGTATTCATGACTAATCCTGCCTGTCGCGCTATGTCAGTCGTGAAGGCAATTGGATTGTTGTGTTGGTCTGTTCTAAATGCTGTCATACTTGGTTATCGGATTCAGAAACATGGTTCTGTGTTACGATTATTGTATCATTCAAATATTTACGAAAGTAAGATGTATCAGATGTCTCACCAGCCGAATAAGATGATGGTTCAGTAATAGTATTTTGAGATACAGTAGTTACATCATTCAAGTATTTACGGAAATAAGTCTCATCAGTAGCCATCGTCTACCCCAATTCCAAACTTACTAACAGGAAGTAAAGGAGATCCAGGAAAGAATTGATTACTAGCAATACCATTAATCATGAGCTTACGTGACTTCCCGTGTAGCTCTTCTAAGAGATTACCATACTGAGTTTTAAGAAATTCCCACTTTTGCTTAAAATACTGGACGTTCTTAAGGTTCTGTCCCGGTCCTTCAACCGTGAAGCAGCCTTTCAAAACATAGGGTTTGAGAACACGTTGCCTAAAGTAAGATGGAATAAAGTTAGACGTGAAGTCAGGCATCATGAAATACTCAACTATTACGTCAGTTGAAATCGCATCACCGTACAAATCATTTCCACTAGGTGTGATATTAGCTGGCGGAATAGGAAAGAACTGTATATTGTTCTGACCTACATTATTAAACACATACCAGAAAGGTGTACCAACTTGCGTTGCGTACTGGAACACTTCACGTTGATTTCGTTGCCCAAGAGGATCTAACTTAAATCCTTGCCACGTTATCCGTCTGATCGAGCGCACGTTATCCGGGAGCGCGTACAATGCTTGATTCGCGATTATAGTAAGAGAACATCTCGTCAGGATACAAGGATAGTCATTAGCGAAGTGTTCTTCAGCTTCCTGAGAGAATCGTGTAATTGTCTGAGGTGAGAAGATGCCCATACTCAAATCCTCAACAACAAATCACTCTTCGTATTGCGCTTTACGCGATCAGCATAAGATTGGATATGCTCTTCATAGAGTTCCCAGTATTCATTAGCTTTACCAAATTCTTGCGCCTGCTCCAGCAGATCAGCCGTTGTGTAGTTAGTAATCAAATCTTGCATATCACTCGCTATCAAGAAAGTACTCAAGTCATTTGCAAGTGTAGGTGCAAGTGCCCAGTAATAGAGAATAAAAGTTCCAAGACTGGGTATAGATCCTGTATTGAATCCGTTACCAAAACTCTTAGGATCGAAAGCACCACTTACAAATGTACCAATATATTTAGCTGCAACTGCGATACTCTGATAATCTGATGGTGCCCAAAACTGTGGAGTACCTGTCCAGTTTTCCCAATCACGACGGATTCTGTCAAAGTCTTTTAGACTCAAGTCATCCCTCAGCCACAGATTTGTAATATTATTGAAGATGGCGATACAACCCAAATAATCACTCACGCCTAACTTGATAAAGTTGTAATAGGATAAGTTAGAAAGCCAGTTCAACGTAACTTTATTTTGAATACATTGTGTTCTAATGCTAACATCTGTATAAGCATCCTGCACGCTCACATTTAAGTCATCATCGCTATAATAGTTAAGAGAAAAGTCAATAAGATTATCTTGTATATCAGCTTTTATCTGACCTCTTGTTTTACCCATAGAGATTACTTACAGAGCCATACCTGTTGTTGGTTGACAAGCAAAGACCCATTTTTTCGTACTCTTACGATAAACAAGTAAGAAAGCACTTAACGTACCCGCTGTTGTATCAATACCACTAGAAACGGCTGACGTGTTTGTATCAAAACTGAACGTGCGGCCACCTGTACCATCTTGCTGAATAAACAAAAGCCAAAACTTTTTACCAGGTTTATACACTGGCGAAGGTATAGTAGTACCAGACGAAGTGAGCGTGTAGTCATTTTCATAATATATGCTACTTGGTATACTATTAGCTAAGTTGTTGATTTGTGAATTAAGGTTATTAACAGCTCCCGTTAACTCACTTTTAATAACACAATCCGTAGGCGCTTGTGAAGGTGACGCATTTACCACACGTCTTTGACGCATATCAGTATTACGTGTGGCAAGTTTATTGAGAACATTAGCAATATTAGGAGTATACATTCCCATAATTAACAAGTCTCCGAAGTTAAGACACCACCTTTATAAGTAAGAGTACAAGTACCACTTCCTGCACTATTACGAACTGTATAAGTTCCCGTTAATCCACCCGTACCGTTAACTCGGACTACACCACTTGTGTTAATGTCTCCAGCAACATCTAAAGGATAAGTATTCGCAGATTGTCCAACACTAAAATTACCTAATACATAAGAAATGCCAGCCGAACGAAATACGATCTGTGCATTTGAAGATGAGTTATAAATAGCCATATTACCACTATCACTAGCACTATAGAAAGCATGTGTACGAACAGCTCCCGAATACATCCACAAAAAGTGATTAGTTCCAGTTGGTAAAGTAATATTAAGTAATCCATTAGTATTATTAGCTGCTTGATTAATATTTACTATTCCTATACCGCTTGGAACTAGAGATATGTTTTGATTAGATCCACCAGAGTATGCTGTTAATGCACCACCTGATGCGTATATATAAGCAGGTATTGCATTTTCAGGAAACTTTATATAACCAGCACCCGTTAAGATAGGAGTCTGGTTAGCCCCTAAAAGCATTCCTATAAATAAACAACTAAGTAAAAGAACAACAAAAAGATGTGGTCTACTCATTGACTAGCCACCCATTCTGCAAGTCCAGTATTCCACCAAACCATAGCTCCCGTACCACCACCAGTTGCAGGTTTACTTCCCGGAGTTGCATCGGTACAAAAAACTAACATTGGACGACTTGCTGGATTAATTGTACCCAATTGAGAAAATGTACAAGTCTTAAGAATATCACCACCAAGTTTAGAAGAATAAGTTGATGTAACAGCGGAACTTGTAACAGTTCCAATAAATTCATTAGCACCTTCAAGTACAGTAACGCCAGCCGATATACTAGCAGCTATTGTAGCCCCATAAATATAGTTACCACTAAGTACAATATCTGTACCACTAGTTATAGTTAATGCTGCGGCAGCTCCACCATTAGAGAAACTACATCCAATAATTTTATTAGCACTTCCAGCTATAGCTACTGTTCCACTTGTAAGAATACCAATTAATGTATTACCAACACCTTGTACATTTAGACAATAGGTATTACCTGCCACAAGACCAGTACCACCACCAACTGAATAAGTGTTAGTTACATGATTATATCCATTCAATATATCAATTGCATTTCCTTTAGTTGTAAAAATTGCAATATTAGTTGCTAGTATTGGACCACTTGTAGAAGTTACACGAATTCCTGGAGCTGTTGCAGAATTGGTCCATGAAGTAGAATAGCCAGCATATTGAATATTTAAATTACTTAAAATGCCTATTGGTCCATATGCAGAAGGTCCATTAACACAAACTTCACCTAATGCATCATTATTAAGAAACATATTAGATATTTGTGTAAATGCAGATACACAGTTAATTCCCCATCCACCATTATTGTAAGTTCCACCACCCGATAAAGCAAATGTAGGATTACCATTATTAGTTGCAGATCCAATATGGAAACCATCACTTTTATTGCCAACGGCTTGTAGATTAATTCCACCAGGACCTTGAACACCATTAAGAACAAAACCATAATTAGCATTATTATAACATTGTACATTTATAAACTGAGCAGCATATGTTCCATCACCAATTAGTCCATTATAAAACTGTTCAATTTCAACACCAGATAAAGTTACATCATAGACACCTGTAACAGCATTACCATTATAGTAAATATATATTCCACAACCTGCTGTAGCTGTACCAGATACTTGAACAAGACGAATGTTAGCAATAGTACAATTATTATAAATAATAGTAAAAGCTATTCCAGTTGTGGAATGGAAGTTTACAAGACAAGGGAATGGACTAAGATTTGATGTTGCATTACCAGCACCTTCAATAATAGTTCCGGCAGCTAATGTAACACCAGTATAAAGATCTGAAGTTGCTGGAAGTATAATCTTTCCAGGACCATTCAGAACAGTCATAGCTTCAGCAATACCCGCTGTAGCACTCTGAATAGTCCAAGCACCACTATGAGTATAAGCACACGTCACGATAACTTGACCAGTAGTAGAATTCCATGCAGTGATAGGAACAGCTTCAGCAGTTCCGACACCACCCGTAATATAAAGATAGTTCCCAATAGCAAGACCAGATGGAATTGGAGAAAGTGTTATTATGTTAGATCCAATCGTGAGGGTTCCGCCCGGCGCTTGTGCTAAGAACGCATAGTCCGCAGCATATAAAGGACCAGTTGTATTAACAACTGTATGAGATGCATTCCACTCATTTGGACCTACAAGAGTTGGATCTGTCTGTTCACTCTTCGGTGATACGAACTTGTGTGTAACTGTGAGCATTACTTAATTTCCTTAATTACAGTATTTTTAACATCTTGAGCTATAAGATCTTCATACTGATCTACTTTAGTACCACACTTTTGTGCAAATGTAATAAAGTTATAAGATTCCTTTGGTTCTGGTTTACTTACTATTTTACCAAAACCACAACGTCCAAGTCTCTCAGCTAATTCGTCAGGGTCCATAATAGCCACATGATAATCAGCCGGATAGAGTTGTCTGCCATAAATGGTATTTTCAAAAAACATCTTCTGTCTTCCAACAGCTCTTTGCCATTGTTGGACGCATCTTATAAAGTTAGGATAACTAATGTAAATCTTCCCGTCAGGTTGTAAAACACGATAGAACTCTGTAAGAATTGCATCGTGATATACTTTTCTAACATGTTCTATACAGTGGAAGAATAAAATTTCCTCAACACTGTTATCTTCATACGGGAGCCGTTTTTCAAGTATATCCAAAACTAAATCCGGTTTAACAGACTCCTCTTCATCAATATTAATATAACCTTCAATTTTGTTACTGCCACATCCTATATTAAGTTTCATTTTTCTTCCCCATAACATCAACGATCATATTAAGATACTCAGAACCACGATCTACTGGATTCTCCGGTCCCGGTTTCACTTTTATACCAGGATTAGTAGCTTCTACGAATTTTTTGTATGCCTTACGATTTTCTTCGCCAATCGTTTCAGACCACAAGATATGATTGCAGTAGCATTCACAATTAACAGCTATTTTACACTTTGGATCTACAATCCTTGCACGTCGACAAAAATAGATATCTTCGGTATTATTGAGTCCTGTTACAAACCAGGGTTCCTCAAGTCTCTTGATTAAATCTACCTTGATTAGTGCAAAACTAAATCCGACGGCATCACATTGATAGATGCCTTTTTTAGGTAGTTTATTACAAATAATCATATGATCTGGATCTTTCTTCACGTTCTTAAAAACCATATAATCAAACGGATATCCACGAACGCAAACCCGACCAGCCGCTATATCAGCTTTGCAGTCAAGTAGTTGCTTCAATCCATAATTAGGATTTACCAGTACATCATCATCTAAGAAAAGAACATACTCTGCATTACACTCAATAGCAACTTTAGCAGTCATGTTCCGCATTCGATCTATCGACATGCGTGGAGGACATGAAAAAATAAACCTATAATCTGGATATGACCGACCTAAGCGAAACCAGAATTGGCAGTGGTTTGTATAAGCAGGCCATTGAACTTCTGTTAGAGCATTTGTTCCAACAACGATAATCTTCTCTGCCATGACGTTTTAGTGGGGCAGCCCTTAGTAAAGAACTGCCCCTTTCCTTCTGTAAAACTATCAGTTACATTTCACGAATAAACACACGTACCGCTAACGTAATCGCAGTACGAGTATCAGACGTTGCAGTTGCAGATGCAGCCATAGAGGCCACACTATCTAACAAGAAAATAGGAATAGGAGTAGTTACCGGCAAAGTAGCATTACTGGTAGCTGCCGCCGCACTTGCATAAGTCGTATAAGCATTATTGATAGAATCAACAGAAAGATATTGCCAACCACTATAACTCTGACTAGACGACCAACTTGCAGAACTCGCGGAACGAGTCGCACGCACAAGAATGGCATATGGAAATACTCCATGTACCATAACTTCGCCAAGTTGACCATAAGGGATATTAGCAATCGCAACACCATAGTGAAGATTATTTAGAGCAAAAGTACCCAAACCCTGCCCAGTATTAGCAGCAGTAACAGGGAGAACAACCTGCAAACCATCTTCAAAACCGGCTGGTAGGCCGTTTTGATAAGTAGATGGACCAGGAGTTGCTCCAACATTAAGAATAACAGGAGTTCCCATAGGAATGGAATTACTAACGGTTGTAATGGAAGTTACGGAACCCGTATCCACATTACGAACCATATGAATATATTTATCGGGCTTGTTCGATTCAATGAATTTAGTTCTCATTGTTATTCTCCTAATTAGCTCGAATAGGTGCGTGCAAGTTTACCAATCACGCCCTGTTTACGTCTATTATTAGTAGTAACATTACCCATCCAACCAACGTGACCCACGCGGGAATCACCATTGATAGGTTTAGCAAAAGTATTACCATTCTCATCTTTAAGCATTTCCCAATTGCGATCCGGATGATACCGAATCTTAAAGAATTTATCATTAATAGCATAGCACGTACCATAAGTCAGTGAACTGGGTAGACCAATACCACCAACAAGAGTAGGTGCAATATTGCTATAAACGTCAGGAACCTTATCATCCATAATAACTTTAGCATTCAAGAACTTCTTAGCTACAAAAGGATAATCATTGTCAACCATATCAGCATTAGCCTTATACACTGCAAAGTACGCGTGTACAAAGTTCTGATAGGTTTTCTGATCTAACAACATATGAGTGGGCGGACCGCCCGTACCCAACGCACAGATATTATAGAGACTTTCCAATTCATACATAAAACCAGTATAAGTAGAAGCGGCGCTCACGCCAAAGTGATTCTGCCACCAGGTATTAGAACTTTCAGGAATAGAACCAACAGTAACAGCAGTACCACTTGCAGTAGCACCACCAATGAAATCAGTACCAGACGTATTGTAAGAAACAAGCTTAGGCAATGGCTCAACGTGATAAGAACCATTAACAGGCGAAGTACGCGGAGTGGTGAGATAGCTAGTTCCAGCACCCCACATAAATGCCTGCGCCCAGTTTTCTTGAATACCAAGCTCAGACTGCTGAATACGAGCTTTAACCAAATTAATAATACGATGCTGATTCTGAATAACTTCCTTAGTATTATAAGCTACTGGAGATGCAATTTGACGCCACTCAAACTGAGCTTGAGTGATTCCATCAGTTGGCTGAGTAGACAAATCATCATAACCATCATAAGAATCAGCAGGTGCCAATCCATACATTAGCTCTTCAGCAATGTACGTTCCGCCATCTGCTTCTTCATAAGATTCACCTTTGATAAGATCATACAAAATAGCGTTTGTAGCTCCGATGTTATCAATCAGAGTTTTGCGATAATTAGCCAAACTAGTCGCAAATACGCTATCAAGATAAGTCGTAATATTGTTGGGCGCCGTTTGCGTCCCAAAAGTAAGAGCCATTTACAAAACTACTTTCTTTTAACGTGTAGCTTCAACTTTCGCTAAAGCGTCACGTATGGAAGCGTCGAGCGACATTTTTCTTGCAGTTCCCAGTGTGGGAGCTACTCCGCGGTTTTGTTGTGAAAGTTTTGCAGGAACGTCTGACGCATTTCGCGTAGTACGCTCTCCGCGTGAAGTTGACTTTTTAGTAAGACCCATTTCACCCGCTACGAGTGAAAAGATCTTACGATAGTAAGTGCTTGGTTTCATACTTGGGTCAGTTGGAGGAAACTGATCCATTGCCTGACTCATTGCCTGAATTACATTTGCAGGCATATCATCAGTACCAAAATATTCTTGAGAGATAGCTACATGAGTATTAGCAGCTTCATTACTGATCTCTTCCATTTCACGGCGATTCAAACGTTCTCGCAAATCAGCCGTGTCACTATTAACATTTTCCTGACGAGTAGTTTCTAAAACTCTATTAATAGCTTTCGAGAACTTGGGAGCAAGAAACTTAAACTCTTCCCCAAGCTCCTGTTCAAAAATCTGTTGGATGTCAGACGCCGCTTCCTTAACATCCTGTTTTGTTTGAATATCAGTTTTAACATATCCCGCCTGACGTGCCATTGCATCAATCATAATGGCCGCTTGTGCAGGATCTTTAAAAGCACGTAGAAGTTGAAGTCCCTGCTGTATTTCAAGTGCTTCAGCAGGATCTTCAATTTGCGTAGTTTCTTCAACGACGGGTTCAGCCGCCGGCTGTTCAGTAGTTTCCTCTGTCGGAGGTACTTGAGTCAAATCCTGCGGCAGCGGAGTTGTCTTTACTGCATTTTCGATAGCAGAAGTCAGAGTAGGAGGCATTTTTTAGTCCATTGAGACAGATTTTTTATGAATGATTTTACAAAGATCTTTATTAACGAATCTACCGTCTGACCATTCTTTTAATGTATCTATGGCGCTGATAATATCAAGTTTCCATTTGGACAGCGTATAACTGAAAATAAGCAATCCTAACATCTGAAGCCCCATCATGATGACAACCGCCCATTCTGGATTCATTGTACCTGATTGTTAAGCTGATTTTGGATTTGATCTAAACCAGGAGTCTGCATCTGAGCAGTTCGAGTCTTAGCACTATTTTGAGCATTATTACCTTCTTGTCCCTGCTGTGCAACTTGTTGCGCTTGCATTTTTGCTTGAAATAAAGCAACCTGTTGTGCTTGTTTGATGATTGCTTCATTTCTATAACCAACACGATATGCGGCTTCCCGTATCATCGCAGGACTCATCATCACAGTAGGATTTTGAAGTAAAGCTAAGAAGTTAACAAAACTACTTTGTGCAGCTTGCATAGCTGCCGGCGTAGCATTCTGCACGTCAAATTCAACTTCATAATCATAACCATCATCGAGCTGTTGACTTGTTATATATTTGTAAATTGGAAGATTAGGAGGAAATTGACCACTCGCTTGAATATCAGGCGGGTTATCAGTATATTTGATCCACAAACCTTCTACTAGCTTCTCTTGAGCCTGTACAAGTAACTCACGACCAACTTTTGTAAGAAAACACGAAAAGTCTAACTGTTCAGCACTTTCACGAATCTGCGAACGTACATCTACAAGTTTTGCTTGTGTTGCAGTTTCACGATCCGAATTCTGTCCGCGAGCCTCAGCACTAGTTCCCGATATAATATTAAAATCATCCTTAGCTACAACTAAGGCATTTTCGGCCGTCGGACCCTGTTCAGGATTGTTGATGGGTTGGATAGCATCAAGCTGTTTAACTTCGATAATGATACCGTCTGGTCCAGCCGCGAACTTCTCTTTTTCCTCTTCGTCAACATTTCCTTTAACAGATTGAAACTTTCTTGTGAAACGACGACGATAAGAACGCGTTTGTTCTCTCGCTTCATTGATTTCATCCTGTGGACTTAACCACTGAAAGCACGGAGGAATAGGATAGAACTGATCAGATTCTTCATCCCATCTAATATCAATAAGAGGAAGTCGATCCATAGGACCAGACCATAAAAGACTCATTCTATTATCATCAAGTAAAAGTAAACGCTTCTTAGCTACAAGATCCCAAATGTTCCAAACACGTGAGATCTCACCCGACGTATACATCTGTTTCACTACATCAGTACGATCTGCACCCACGAATCCATGAGCATATTCAGCACTAATGTAGGAACCACCTTTATAATCGTCAGGCCAAGTAATACCTTTAGTTTTCATTAAAGTAGTTGTATAATAGTAGTCAAAGTAACCACACCATTCATGATCGTTCAGATCAGCCGATTCACTTACTGAAACACGAAATCGTTTTGGCGGAATTCGTTTTATGTAAAATCGCTCATTTACCGGAACCTCATTATCGTCGATCACTCGATCGTATGGAGCATCCGTGTCAGGATCGTCCCAACTTTTTAAATGAGGTTCCGATTTTTGTGGATTTCGCCAATCAGCAGCATATCCGACTTCTATGATGCCATAACGAAAAAAGCTGTCCCGTGCCGCCCGCTTCACGTGTGCTGTGAAATTAGTATTAGGATTGCCTACAATAGTATTGAGAACATCTTGCTTGAGTGAAGCACTCTGAACAGCAAAATCCTCATTCCATTGACTGTTGCCGGGAGTTGGACTTATAATGTATTTAGGCTTCTGAAAGAGAAGAGAAGCCAACTTAATTTTAATAGTAGAGTAAAAAAGGTTAATTGTATAAGGAAGGTAATTAGTAGTAGGATAATCTCGTCTTTGTTTCCATTGGAAGCCACGATAGTAGTCCTCCAACATTTTACACTTATAGCGGCCTTCCCACTCACCATAAAACTTATTAGCCGCATGAATACGAGTTTGCCACGGGGACCAAAGAGGATTTTCTGTTGACATTTTAACCTACACTCCCCGGCACTGGTGCTAATGATCTTTTCAATAAACTATTAAAATACGCAAAAGAGTTACGAGGCGGCCGCCGTTGACTTTTCACTGGACTTGTCCCGTGCATTGCTACAAAATAACGAACCGGATCGTATGCATGATCCACAATTGATTCGTCTCTATCATCTGAATAAATTGATTTCCCATCAACCGTACCTAAAAGCTTTTTACGCTGTGCTCCAACTTGCCTGATAGCTTCTTTACAGCCTTCAGGATAATCTATCGACGCCCTAATAAAATAAATCCCGGGAGCTGGGGATTCTTTAATAATTGGATGCTTAAATCGTGATGAGGGAAGCAGAAGTTCGTTGATTCTGTTTCTCGTAGCAAATTCATTATTATCAGCCGCGTTCCAAAATAACTCTGGGGCTTTAAGTTCTGAGTCTCTATATTCATCAGCCACCGACCAAAAGCCGCCCTGCTTTTGAGCCGTTTTCTTAAAGATCTGGGGATCAGCATAGTTGTTACTATATTCTTCCCCTTTGCTTAAGTCGCTTATCGCCTGCCGATGATAGCTTATAACTTTCGAAGCAACGTAGTATTCACGATAAAAAATATATACTCCGTCAATCGCAGCAACCCATAAACAACAAGTAGGAGAACTATCACCGTGATCCAAAACACGAAAAAGATTCCCCTTTGTACGGATGCGATCCAAGAGTTCTTCCGATGGTTCAATGATCGAATCCTTTCTTAAAAAGTGAATAGCAGAGTTACTAGAACTCCACTTACCATATACATATTTATCAATCCACTCAGGATCGTGTCTTAGCGCCTGATCGTAAGTTTCTTCAGATCCTAAATCGCGCTGCCAAGCACCCTCACAATAAAAGTATCCCGGCACCCGCTCTGGACTATCCGGGTGGTACTTTCTATAGATATAGTGAAATTCGTTATCAGGGTTACAAAGCAACATATGATAAGATGGAGCTATGAATCGCCCGAACTGATTCTTAGGCCATTTTTTACCATAAATACGTTCATGCTGTTCAAGCAAAATAGGCGGCACGACAACACCATCCCATCTACCTAAACGTGCATCAAGAACATCATAAACTTTCTCATCAGTCTCTTCAGCCTGATCTACAAGGATACTATTAGGTTCGATTCCGCGAAGTGTGTTTTCATCAACGTTATCAAGATGCAACCAATAGATAAGACTAGAATTACGCAATAGTGTGATACCATCCTGTTCGTTATGTCCCGCTACAAGTTCCGATGGCATCATCTTAAAAAACGTTTGCATCGTTGTGCGCTTAAGATCTGTATACTTTTGGCGTGCGATAATCATACGATAATTGGTAAAAGTATTAAGTAGTCCTTGTGACTTAAGAGCGCCTACCCATGTCTTACCATTATTGAAACCACCCGAAAAGAGTTGGTTACGTGCAATGGAATAGTAGAACTGTTCTTGAGCCGCATTAGCAAATCGATAAGTGATTTCCATTAATCTTCTAAATCTTCGGGATATATGAAAACAGGATTAATAGGTTTACCTTCAATCATTACAATTTTATTCTGACGCCTGACGATAATAGAATCATCTTCAAACAATACTTCATTAGGTCCATCAGGCTTCGACTGAATAGCCGCTATGAAATCAGGTGATATACGTGTACTCATATCTTTGGCATGTGAATCGATGGCATCTTAACAGAATGAGGCATCGTGGGTTTTTTCACACGAAGAGAATGTATCATACTTGATGCTTTGAACACAGGCCCAGAACTCTTCAAAGGGTGAAATTTCGGCACGCCATCAGATCCTTCAGCTTGTGCAGAGCTAATAGGAGAAGCTGAGGATTCTAAAAATCGTTGTTGTTTTAGAGCTTGTAGGCGTGCCATGTTTTATTTCTCTTTCACAAGTCTCTCAAATTCTGATCGAAGCATTCGACAAACAATACGTTTGTTATTAGTATGACAAAAGTAAATATAATGACTATCACACATTAGAGTATACATACTTACTGGACCGTCACAACAAACTTATCATTAAAATCTTGCAAAGACATACAAGTTTGAGTTAATACACCACCATTATTTTCATTCACGATAACACAACCATTAGGCCATGTTTTGCCATCTTTATCAACTAATGGATATGTGACCACCCGAAAAGCATACGAAGGTGGAACAGGTGGATTCTTAAGAGCACACGGTACGGGAACTACAAAAGCATTTCCCCACCAAATACTACCATCCGAATTCACGATAACACCCAACGAGTTGATTGATAGTGGATTCACGTTTTCTCCTTTTAGTAAAATGCCGAAGGGGTGCTAATAAGGCACCCCCTTTTCTTACGGAGCAAAGAAATAAGTAACACTAACACGGATGGTTTGATGGGTAATATAAGTAGGAGTTATAATAGTTACTGGCGTGCCGGGAATTGTCGATTTCATCCCAGTAGGATATGTGATGGAATAAGATTGAACACAAGATCCTGTACCAGTAACCAGGCCCGAACCCATCATCCAGGAGAGTGAATTTGCTGCAAGTGCGCCGCCCAAATTTGTAGAAGTAATATAAGTTGGGGCAGCCGCTGCCGCGATTCCTGTTGCATCCTGACAATTACTAATATCTATCTGTGTAATATAAACAGACTGTGAACCGGGAGGTGTAAGAGTAAGAGTAGTAGCACTAGTAGCTGTATTTTGATTAAAAAGCCCGACGTCCAGCTTTGTTGCACTCTGCTGAACACTCGACGGACTTTGTGCAAAAATAAGACTAACAGCAAACAAGAGAAGCAGCGTAAGTTTCTTCATATCGAAAGATCCTTACGGAGCCGAACTATAAACTACATTAACACCAATAACTTGGTTAGTAGCAAAAGCAGGAATAACAACAGTTACCGCAGTTCCTGGAACTGTTGCTTTTAATCCTGTAGGATAAGTAACAACAATATTCTGAATGCAGTTTCCCGCTGTAGTTCCAGAACCCATCTGCCATTGGGGAGTTCCAGGAAGATTTGTAGTGGTTACAGCAGTTTGAGCTGCCGCACTTACAGCAGAGGCACCCGCACAATTAGTAATATCAATTTCATAAATATAGATAGATTGGCTCCCGAGTGGAGTCAAAGTTAAAGTACCAGCAGCATGAGCAGCTTGCGCCATTAATGCAGCGTCAAGTTTTTGTGCAGTTTGCTGTACGGTCGTCGGTCCCTGAGCAAAAAGCGTACAAGCAATAAGTAGCAGTAAAGAAATTCCTAACGTCAGTCTCTTCATTCTTTTCCTCTTTTTACTAATTACAATAAGTATTAATAACAAGATTACAAGCTGGCCACAAAGATGATTTCACGAGTGGTGAAAGAGGTGTTTTATTTAAACACGCTGCCGTACCACCAAACCATGCAAGAGTACCATTACAAGAGGAAAGAGTAAGATTATTAATAGGATTAACAGAAGTCCATGTATTAGTGCTGGAACACATATACAGGCCCACGGTTAGACCATTACTATTAGTAGTAACTGAAACAACGTCACCGATTACACACGTAGTGGGAAGTGAAGTTACAACAATAGGAGTTTGACAAACAGGTGTGGAATCATAAACTGGAGCACAATATCGTGCAGCCGTCTGACAGTTAACTATATATTTATAACCAGATGCACATTGGGCCATTCCTAAGCCCAGAGGCAAAAGTAAAGCCGCTATAAGTTTTAATCTCATTGATACTAACCCTTAACCCTTAACTCTATTTAAACGTGGATTAGCTTTATGAGCAGCCCCACTAGCCCCACGTGTACGTGCAGCTAGAATTGCACTTGCCGCTTTTGCACCAAGATGTTCTTTACCAGAAATCTTATTAGCTACAGCTTTAAAACCAGGGTGTTCTTTGGAATGACCGCCACTACTCTTTTTTTCACCCTTGCCAAAAGCGTTAGATGTACCTTTTTCAAAACCGTGTTTAACAATATTTGGGTGTGCTTCCTCTTTTCGTGCTTCCTTACCACCCGTATCATCACATAAAGCGCAGGCGTGCTCATGTTCTTTTGCTTCAACAGCGTCATGCTCACCTTGTTCATAAGAATGCTGATCTACTAATTCTTCTTGCACATTAGGACCATGATCTTTAATATGCTCATGAACATGTTGCATCACTTCTCCGTGATGCTTAAAAACTCCTTGGCGTTCGGGCATTGCATAACTACCCGATGCACCTTCCGTATATTCATGTTCAATATGAAATCCTTCATGATCTTCGTCTTCCGGGTGATGAAGATGTATAATAATACGAGAAAGCTTTTTTTCCTTCTTAGCCACGTTTCTTTTTCCTCAATTTACTATATCCTTTAGCTACCTTCTCAGGTAAGCTACTTTCCTTTGTAGACGCAAAATCATGTAACTGTTGATGAGACATTTTAAGAACACCACGATTCTTAGCAGATACCTCAGACGGATGGTGTTCTGCTATCGCCATTAACTCACGTTGTTTAACACTAACAGAGGGCATTAGGTTAAATTAAACCAGTAAAATCAACGTAGTATTCTTGTCCTGGAACAAATTGTTCAAGGATTTCAGGACTGACTACACTTAATGTTATCTGTCCATTAGGTGTATATTTAAAAAAGAGCTCATTTTCTGGAGATCCATTAATAACAGCTCTAAAAGATAACTCTCCACCTGTTGGATAGATTGTTTTCTTGTCACAAATAACTTTACATCTTGTCATTCATCTTCTCCTTTAAGTAGTCTTGATTGACTTGTTATTCGTGTAATAACCCAAAAGAGCCGTCACGATAGCCCCTATCAAGTTACCAATTTGAACAGGATCTTTCTGCATGAGTTTACTATAATCAACCTGTGCAGCTATCACACCTGCCAATACAAAACCTAGAACTGTTGTGCGCGGCTCGGATTTTGCTATTTTATCGATAATAGTCTTTACGATGGTTCCCTCGAACATGGATGGTAGGCTCATTTAGAAACTCGTTCCGAAGTAAATACCAATAACCGGCTTCACGGATTGTGACGTGACGGCTAGGATATCATAGTCACCAACTAAGTTACAGTTAAAAGAGGATTTAAAAGTCTTGCAGACATTCCAAATAAAACCACCTCCGCCACCGATGCTACCCAATAAATTCGCGACGGTATTAGGAGTAAGTGAAGTAGGAGTTGTTGTATTAACTGTATTAGATGAACTAGTCTGAATTCCCGGCCCGGCATCAAAAAAGAAGGAAACGTGATTAATAGTTTTAAGAAAATAAGCAGCACTAACTCTTAATCCCGCACTACTCGCTTGAGAACGTGGTGTAGCGTCAACTGACACTTTAACCCAAAAACTGTTTGCCGGAGTTGAACCAACTGAAGCTGTGCTATTTGAGGTAAAACGAAAACCGAAGTTAGTAGTTTCCGTCAGAGCCTTGTCATAGTAATTGTAACGAACACCTGAATTTGCAAAATAACTGGGAGGTTGGACGGTAGGAGCTGAGGGGGACTGAGCTAAAAGAGTGCTAACAGTTAAAAAAAGCCCGACGTACAGTTTCTTATGAGTTAACACTTTCAACACCTCTCGCATAACCGTCAGACCATTGATTATCTCGAAGATTTTCTATATCAGTTAGTATTTCTTCTGATATAGAATGGATATCATCAGTCTTATTGAGTGATGCGCAAAGTGTTAAGATAGTTAGTTTATTTCTAAATTCAGTAAGTGACTTAACGTGAGCTGGTGTTTGAGCAACTTGAACGTGTGGCATAAGTTCTTAGGGGATGATTTCCCCTTCACGTGCTCCATGAAGTTTATACTCTTCTTCAGCATCAAGATCACACACCATTGTGCGTAAGAAGATATAACGATAATTCATAATATCACAATGCTTCTTTGCACGCTTTTGTGCTTCGTGCAGCCCACCTTCACAATAAAATCCTTTCGTGAGGTTAGCATTCATACCGTGACGGTAGAATAGAATATAAAGATTTTTAAAAATAATAGGTACATTCGATGTCGGTGTTGCTTTCTTAGCAGGAGTCGTTTCAGTAGGTGTTAGAGTAGACACAGTTAGTCCATTTTCTTATTTATATTATTATCAATATTAGACTGCTGTTGCAGAGGCTGTTGTACGAGCACACGTGGAAATAAAATAGGATTCGGTCCTTCGGGAGCAGAGTTAGCTGAAAAAGGTTGAATTACGATTGTGAAGGAAGGAACAACTGAGGAAGGTTGGTCTTTGAGAGCACCTTTTATTTTAAGTGCTGTCTCAATGGCACGTAAACGCAGTGCCTCATTTCCCGAATTCTTAGCAAGTAAAACTAATTCTTCTGCGAGTTCATCGTCTGACAAACCCGCACGTGAAAGCTTTTCACTGATTGTGCCTTCACTCTCGCTTTTCTCTAATCCCGCCGCCCGAAGCACTTTCTGTACTTCCGGCTTGATTATCGGCACGTCCGGTATCTTTCTTATGCAGCAACTTATGTAAAGGACTATCAATAATTCTTAAACGTGCATAAGATTCATCAGTGGTCTGCGGTAAAGTATTCTTTTTCATCTTAGAGTATACCATAGAGTACAGTCGTTTGTCCAGAAGTTTACGGGCCTGTCTTTCCAACCACTTACACGTGAGCCGTGCCTTGGTAGTGTGCCTGCCGCTCCGGCTCCGAAAGCAATCCTTTTCCTATTAATTTTTCTTTCTTTTTCCACTCTTTGGTTAATTCTGACGCCCGCGCCGCACGTGCTTTCCGCGCTTCCGTGCGCGCCTGCCAGCCGTCTTCTATTATGTTTTTTATTTCTTTTTTTCGCATGGTGGATAGAAAGAGTTCCTTATATTAGCATCCAACGCATTTTCAAAAGACAGCCGTGCTTGATTCATCCGATACTCTATTAACTTAATGATGCTGTTGGCCCACCCGCACCGCACGCAAAAGTATAAATCTTTACCATCTAGATTAACAATGTTGTGACCGAAGAATTTGCATTGGAGTTTTTTTATCATGTACGTATTTCTCCCAGGGGCGACTTTACCCCAAAAGTACTAGCAGTTTGGGGAGTACCACCCGTCGCGGTACTTATAGTACGTGTGGTATTACTATTATCTATCGTACTCAAACACAAACGTTGCATCCGGCAAGAGCACGTCTATAGCTCTTTAGGGCTATTGGCGTGCTTTCTTATTTCACGTGAAACACTAACCTAGCAGTTCACGAATGCACGAATACAAACCGGGCGTTACGTTATCCCAGTTAAAACCTTTCGGCATTGAATCGGCAACACGTTGCAATGCCGCAGAGTCTTTAAACAATTGCGTGAGTAGTTCAATGTCTTCACGCGTGAAATAGAATCCGTACTTAGATGGTTTTAGCATGTTAGATACCTCATTGAACGTACCAGTTTCATTCTTTCGATAGGAGTGAAACTGGTACGTTCTAGCAATACCTAACCCTGCAAAGAAGCGAGCATAGCCGGATTGGCACGGATCATGTCAACAGCCATTTGCTTCTTAGCGCGTTTCTCTTCTTTCGAGAGACTGTCCCACGCCCCGCCCGCGAACATCTTCGCGGAACCAAGCACACCAAGGTTGATGAGTTTCGATTTTTTATCATCGGCAAAGGTGCCGGTGTAAGGCGTTTCAGTGGTTTCGCCATTTTCATCTACTACCATGAAACCACTGATATCCTCATACGCGGCATCCCGCGCCTTTTCCTTCAGTCCGTCGTTGATGACGGCGAGCAAAGCAGTCACATCGTTGCCACACGCGGCCAAGGCATCCTCCACGCTTTTAACAGGCGTGGGTGCCGGAATCGTCTTCACTAACTTAACGTCATCAAATGCCGTCAAGTCAAATACCGTGCGTTGGATCTTCAGTGTTTCCACCGTCGGCGTTACAGTTGCGTTAGTTCCCATTGTCTTATCCTTTCGTCTCTTTCGTATGCTCACTCTGGAGCTATCACTAATATACCATAGGGTCGTGGACATGTCAATCCTTTTGTGGCGCGGGCGCATCATTATTTATATGTGCCTTCAGTTCATCGGCGAGCACGATTAGCTTGTGCAGCCGGTCTAGTTCCTGTTCTAGCTGGTGGAACGCATAGGCAAGGCTTACCTCACGCTCTTGCTTCAGTACTTGCGAAGTAGTCATGCTTCATTCTCTCTCTTTCGTTGTCAGTTGTCAAGAAAAAACTTTTTTCACTCTTTTACGCTCTGCGGGGAAGTCACTTCACGACTTTAATGATGGCCCGTTACGTGCCGTTATGAAAAAAGTAAATTCTGGTATATTTGCGCTATGTCCTAGGTAGGCACCTGCCACACGTAAGTCGTTGATTCTGTTGAGGATAAAGCACTTGCGTCAAGAAAACTGAGAGTCTCTTAGGGGCCAAACCCCCCCACCGAAATATTATATATATATGTATATATATAATATATAAGTACTTAACACTTCACTTCTGAACAGTGGTTTCGCCGTCTGTTCACAGCACATTAACAGCACGCAAGACACTGTAGAATCAACAGCTTACAGGCACACCCAACAGAGAGACACCCTGTCAGGGTACAGGAGAGAGGGTGAGTGTGAGTACTAGTACCACGGGTTAACCCTATGATAACAAAGCACATAGAGTACTTGACACCCTATCTAACTCATGCCATACTCATACCAGGGTGTGCGCTTCCCGTGTTCTGCCACTGCCACGTATCAGAGCGTACACTTCGAGAAAAAACTTTTTTGATGAAAGGTAAAAAAGATGCCACACTTTGTACAGTTACCTAGCGATAGCGCGCAGTACCTTTTAGATCTCATCCGTGAGATCGATTCCGACACAAAGTACACGGAACGTCAGCGCGGATACACCGTGCCTAAACTTCAGAAACTCCTGAAAGATCCACGTGCAGCACGTCTTGCGTTCCAAGATACTTCGTACCTGTTAGAACTAATCGATGACGATGATCTCGAAGAGTACGAACAAATACGGGAAATGACGCGAGAAACACTCGAAGAGATTCAATCTTTGCAGGCGTCACGCTTTGACGAAATGAAAGATATCGAATCCCAACGTCAGGCGCGGCGAGCAAAACGGCAACCCGCAAAAGAACTGCAATTGCATTTTGAGCACACATCGGCTCAAGTTTAAGTATTCACATAGGTACTGTCATGCAATCGTGCAGACAGTACCGAATGAATACTTAAAACAAAACTATGAGTACCTTACACTTAGTTTCACCATCGTACACTAATTGTATAGTGTGCGATAGCCCGTTAGGTCAAGACTCACGGGACGAAGGTTACAGAGCGTGCCACGCTCACAGAACGTGCGTTAAGTGTAATCGTGAAATAAGCGCACGGGAAGTAGCGGCATGTCATGACTTGCTAATCGAAGATAATGATAAGATTGAAAACTTACGTCTTATCCACGCAAGGTGCAAACAACTAGAAACGAAAAGTGGCACCTTAGATCCGTCAGACTCCCCTACTCTCACCATCAAACAAGCTGAACTAGATATGCTGAACATTGCACGTCTAATGGTTTGGCCGTCATCCGATCTTAGTGTCGATACAAATGAGAAAAATGCCGTTTTGAGTCAAAACAAGCTGATTCAAAACATGACATTCGATCAAAAACTATTGCACTTACGGATGATCGAATCGTGTGCTGCTAATGCGTCAATCGCGTTAAAGTTAGATCCTAAATATCGCAAAGACGCACTAAACGAACGTGAGGCAAAGAAGCAAGCAAAAGCCGAACAGGAGAAACTCACTAGTTCACGTTCCGAAAACAAACCCGCAGATGACCCGAAAGAACTCGCACTTGGTACGTTCATGGAGATGCATGGACTTACTGAACGTAAAACCGCGCAAAAGATCCAAAACGATATAGAACGTTCCGTCTCTTCATGGCGTAAGACTATCGGAGAGAGTGCATGGAACTCGAAGATGGAACAAATGTATCGTGATATGAGTACACAAGCATTGATAAAAAGTGGAGTGTTGCCGAAATGACTCTCTATCCGTGGTTCTTAGTAAAAGATGGCACCGTCGAAATAACTTATGAAAATTTTGGCTACTACGCTAAAACCGCGTGGTCATGTTTGTATGGTACGCTACAAGACGGTTTCCAATATCCTGATAGAATCCAGATTGATAATTTGACACGTGACGGGCGGGAGGGACGTGAAAATGCCTAAACTCATCTATCACTGTCCAGTGTGTGAAAAACAGCTTAAGCTAAAACGTGAATTCACGTTAGGCACATCAAAGCTATTTGAATACACGTGTGGTCATATCTTTGCTAAAACAATGGATGGTATTGACCGATCTTCTTTAGATTTTACGTCTGCTGACGGTTCAGGCAAAGTCGCGCGTAAGTATCAGGAAGATTCAGTCGTATTCATCTTAGAAAACAATTTCAATGCCGTTATCGGTCATCAAATGCGGTTGGGAAAAACGCCCATTAGCTTGCTCGCACTTAAAAATAAGTTCGCAGAGCGCACACCAGTACTCATTCTAGCACGTTCAGCTAACGTATGGCAATGGGTAAGAGAATTCAAAACATGGACTTCCACGTTACCTAATGGTATATTCGCTATCACGTCAACTACAGGGTGGATACCGTTAGGTTTTAGTGCTTACATTGTTTCAATGGACACATTCTCACGTGACGCAGCTTGTACATGCGGACATACATTTCACGAAAAAGAGTGCCGCAGTAAAAAGTGTTCGTGCAAACAGTACGTGAGTACGGGTGATGGGATTCGAGATAAACTAAAGAAAATCCCATTCAAGCTAATTATAGCAGACGAAGCACACAGTTTTAAAAATAGTGGTAGCAATCGTTCTCAGGCACTCGTAGACTTTGTATCGTTTTTCAATACGGGAGAGGTTGCGTCGGAAGATAAACCGTGTGGTCTGATTCTACTAACAGGCACGCCCATATTGAATCGTGCAGACGAATACTTTGTACCTCTGAATTTAACCAATCCAGAGAAGTTTTCATCACACGAAGCATTCAGACGCAAATGGCTCACGGATGACTTTAAACGTGTGAAGCCATATCTGATAGAAGAGTTTAAGAAGGAAATCAGTAATATCGTCTTACGTTATACGAAAGAAGACGTATATACTGATTTACCTAAGTTAAACAAGATCTACACACTGATAGAACCTGATAAGTCATCTATCGAGAACCTTTCGCAGAAGTACAATGAAACTCTTGATAAGTTAGAGATTAAGATGGCTAATAAAATTAGTTTTAACTTTTATGATATGCAAGATAGTTTGATGGAACTCCGCCGTCTGTGTGGATTGATGAAATTACCGTGGACACGAGATTACTTAGAATCGTGCGCTCTAGAAAGCGCCACTAAGTATGCAATAGGGATTCATCACGTTAGCGTACGGGACATTCTTTATGTCACGCTTGGCGGTTCGATGAATTGTTATAAGTTATCCGGTGAGGAATCTTCAGAACAAAAAGACCGCATCATGCGGGAATGGGAAACTAGCACACGTCAGTTTCTCATTATCAACATGTTAGCGGGTGGTATCGGAATGGATTTTCACTACTGCGATAACGTGGTGGTTCTCGAACGTCAATGGAACGCGCCAACTGAAGAACAGTTCGAGTTTCGATTCTACAATCCTGATAAGAGCATAAAGAAGAATCCCACAAATATCGAATACATTCTAGCCAAAGGTACACTTGATGAATGGTGGTATAATATGATAGAAGAGAAAAAGCATAATGTTGGAGAGATAGCTTATCATGAATGGGATCTCACGAAAGACGCTCAATCTTTTCGTGAGCTAATGGAACAAACCGTCAGAGCACGGCTGTAGAAAATGACAAAATCCGATTTATTGTGGATTCTCATGTCCATTGTAGTGATTTTAATACTATTAATGACAAGAGGAAATAACTAACGTGCCAAACCTAACAGAGCAGCAGGAAATCGAACTCATTGATAACGCTATTGATAGCTTAATATCGGAATCTATCGAGTCACACATAACACACAAAAGTGAAACCCCGTGTGAATCGTACCGTGTTTATAGCATGATGGGTAAAACTAAGTTTCGTGAATTAGTACAAGGTATGGAAGAGATTATGGTAGAAGATCTTAAAAATCAAGGTAAGCTTGACTTGAATGCTATCGCACAAATAGCTGTAATTAGTTATCGAGTAGGCTTACGTGTGGCGAAAAGTCAAGTGATGGAGAAGATTTTTACGTGATCCAACTCTACAGTCGAAACACTTGTGTGAAACTAATGCTAATGAAATATGCTAAAGAGCAGGAGAATGCTGAATGTCGAAAAAGTTCACTCTCGTTGTTGACTCGTCTCAAATCACTACTTTCCTCACTTGCCCACAACTTTGGTATAATTTAAATATTCAGCGTATTGTACCAGTCAGCTTGCGTGAAAAAGACGAAGCCATGAATGCGGGTACTTACGGTCATAAGTTACTTGATATTTATTATAGAATGAGATTTCGCAAGTTCTCACTTAATGATGCAGTCGCTGCGTGTTTTGCGTATAATCCAGATAATGATATGTGCGATTGTGGATGTCCGGCTGATGTTCACAAAGTTGTGCTCTCATTTAACGAGTGTACGCGATGTAAGAAATGCCTTAAGTTCAGACCGCATCCATTTCCATTAAGTGCAGAAAATCGTATCGCGGTACGTAATCGATTCCGTGATTACTGTTTTAAGTATAATGGGAATGACTTCGCACCGTCAAGTGAGAATCACGTTGAAGTGGGATTTAGCGTGCCAATTCACGAAGACGATGAGAATTTATTCGTACTTGAGGGACGCGTTGATTTGATAGGACAATTGCAAGGTCTTAACTGTTTTGTGGATCATAAGTTTCAGATGAAAACACATTGGCTCTATACAAAGAGCATACAGTTTAAGAACTATGCACTTGCTACTAGAATCATGACGCTGATAATCAATTACGTGCGGCTTCAAAAAGACTTCAAGCCCGATTCTCTAGCCCGTGAAATTGTTAGTTTCACGCCTCATGAGCTTTACGAATGGAAAAAGCGGCTTGTCAAAATTCTCTTCAAGATGAAAGATATCATAGTTAATCCAGATCATGTGATGGATGAGCGGCACTGGAATTCTTGTAGCGGATATAAAATGACATTTAATAAGAATGAACCGAACTATTGTTTCTATAACACGTTGTGTGAAGAAACTGATGCGACTATGTTAGCTAGAAAACAGCAACAACTATTTAAGATACAACCTGTAGCTTGGAGGCCTTGGTAGTCTTCAAAGAAGGAGAAAAAATGAAACCCACTTTACGCTTTGAGGTAAGAGATGCTGAGGGACACTTCTTAACTTTTATTGATCTGTGGAAGAGAACAGATGATAGTTCCATTACAGTCGAAGATAGTTATTATCTTTTAAATGGTAAGTTTCAACTTTGTATTGCAGATAGAGATATTGTTAAAATATATGTATCTAAGCCCAAGGTGGTGGAAAATGTCGTCACTTAAGCACGTTCACACTTATGTCAAATACAAGAAACGTTCGGGTTATTTTAGGTGTGCTGATTCTCATTGCACACATATTTTGGATAAAGAGGCTGTGCTCGGTAAAGCTAGTCTCTGCACTTCGTGTGGTAAGGAGTTTATTCTATCTCGTGAGGACTTGAAACGAGTAAAGCCGCGTTGTCTGGAATGCTCGAACACGGCACGTGGGAAAGTCTTCAGAGCTACTCAGGTGATACAGAAGAAATTAGTAGGATCGGTTGAAGATAAAATTAAAGATCCATCGGATGATCCGTGGTTTTAAAATGACTAACGAAGAGTTTCAAGAAATGAGAGATCCAACATGACCGACACTGAAATCCGAATCGTGAAACGTATTTCAATGTATATGATAGAACGTGCTAATCAGTCACAAGGGAACTCGATACGTCAGAAAGAATTTACGTGTCCCGTGTGCCATAAAATGACTACTTTGGTGGATGTGGATGTTAATGCGGAACGTGATATGGCATTCTTTCAAGGCTTAGGTCTTGCATTAGGAGTGTCTTTTGAAGAGATAGTTGGTAAGAGTGTTAAAGATATCGCACCTATTGATTTACTTAAGTGGGCAAGAGATCTTCCAGACGTGAAGTTCCCACACGTGAGGCCGACATGATTACAATAAACTACCAAAGAGAACCTTATAAAATAGAATCAAAATGTGCTCTAGATATATTAGAAGGAACTGCATTTACCGGAGTAATTGGGGTACATGTAGGTTTATTTATAAAAGCTTATGGCTGTATAGTTATGTTGAATAAAGAAAGATCTTCAGTAACTGATCTTCTAAATACTTGGAGTATAAATTTAAAAAATGTTTATATTATGGAATATGAAGAAGTAGACTTAGAGATTAATGTTTTAAGAAAGGCAAAAGATGATCAAAATAGAAGATGAAATAAAAATAGAAAGACCAACTTATAAGGGTGTACCACCAGTTGGAATCGCTTTTTATGGTCGGGTAATAGTACATGGTAACTCACAAGGCTACGGACTTTATATGACAGTAAATAATGCAATTATAAAATTAACAGATTATACATATACTATGACCTCTTATGAAAATCTAACAAGTATTAAAGATTATGAAGAAGTAGATCTTTCAATAAAAGTTATAAGGAAATAAAATGCCTCTAGCTAGCAAACTAACACACGATAGCCGTTTTATGGCTCTTTTTGTCGGGCCGAAACATTCAGGTAAAACTGTAGCTGCGTGTTCCTGGATGAGTCCATCACCTTCTACAAAACGTATGAAAGTGTTGGATGGTGATGGTCGTATTCGTGGTATTTTAGGAGCACCGTGGATTGATAAAAATCGTATTGACTATGACTACTATCCGCCACGTGTAGTGTCTGATAAAACTTTCTTTGATCGTGTGAACCCGGATCTAGAAATCTTGCTTCAGCAGATTCAAAGCGGGCAATCACCTTATGAAACTTATGTAAGTGATAGCGCCACGGCTTTTTGCAAAAATCTCATTTTAGATGCAATCGGTCTGACGCATACCACCGAAAAAGGTAAACCGTCAGGTCGTCGTATTGGTACAATGGAAATGGCCGGACCGTCGGATTATGGTTTTGAGTCTACAGGATTTGATGCTTATCTCAGTTTTTTACGTTCCATACCGTTGAATGTTATTGTAACAGCACACGTTGTACCTGTTTATTCGAAACCACTAAAAGATGACAGCACGCCTGATCCCTATGCGGAAAGTGTGGTAACGGGCGAAAAGATCTCACTTCGTGATAAAATAGCAGCTAATTGTACTTTATACTTCGATCACATCTTCCGGTTTGACAGATGTGTAGAAGGTGGTAAAGAAAAGTTCTATGTTGAATTTATTTCTAATATAGCTTGTACGAGCTTTCCCGGATTCAAGCCCGGCAGGCATGATATCACTAATGTTAATTTTAGAGATTTTGTTATGAAAAAAGTCCAAGAGACACAAGGAACCTAAACGAATGCCTATCATTCATTTCACAGCCGCAGATGCTCTTCAGACGAAAGTCATTGATGCGGGCATCTATGCGTCAGAAGTTTCCAAAATTGAAGGACCTAAGAAGTCCGCAAGTGGAAAGTCCTTCAGTTACTTTTTTGATATTAGTGTAGTAGATGGGCTTTACAAGGGTAAGACTCGTACAATCGTATTTAATACGGAAAGCAACTCACCTTCACTTTTGGGTGAAATGCAATTCTATCCTGTTAGTCATTTGCTTCAGCTTGATTCTGCTATCACCGGGCGTGAGGTCACACCGGAAAATTATGAACTTGATACCGAAAGTTTGCTTCATGCACAGTTTGATGCTAAGTGGGATGTTGCAACTAATGAAGGACATCTTTTTAATGTTATTAATTCTTTTCATCCGAAAGGTTACGGGGCAGACGCTCCGGCTTTCTAATGCCTATTGATATTAACAGAGCTAAGACTATTGATCCTATTGATCTTGAAGATATCTTTGAATATCATAAATGGAATGATGAACAAGTGAGTAAAGGTATTAGAGTACGTAGAGTACTTGAAGAAGCCTTTGCTCAAATTATAGAAAATGTTCCATCGTGTCCTGATAGAGCAGTAGCTTTGCGTAAGCTTCGTGAGGCACGTATGAATTGTAATAGTGCTATTACACATGGTGGAAAATATTAATTATGCTTCACGCTCGTAAAGACTACAATCGTATTCAAGATCCTTTGAACGCAAAAGATAAGGGAATTCCAAAAGATGAACCTGTTTTTCTTTTGCGTGCTCAGGATATATTTTTTATACCAATGTTAACTTTATATGCAGAACTAGCTTCGGCTGCTGGTTGTGATAGTAGACTTATACAATCTGTAATTGTTCATAGAGAGTTAGCTAGATTATGGCCTCATCGTAAAAGGCCTGATCTCTAGCCTTTGAGGGGAAGTCGCGCGAATAAAATATCGGAAGCAGCTTAATTGCTGTAAATCACTTGAGAAAAGTGATAAAAGTTACGATTTCTGGTTAGGTCGGCCACCGACGCGGCTTTGAAAGAAATGCCCACAATTCTAGGAACTAAATACATGTCACCCACACGTAAAATGATAGACTACATGATGCTGCTTTTTAACGAATGTGACTTCACGCGTGAGAGCAGAAATGCGTGGTTGACACATATGTTGCATCGTCAAATTGAGTTTTTAGATGATCTGACTCGTGACGAAGCTCATAGAGTGATTGATAGGTTGAAGGAAATAAGAGCGGACAAAAAATGATCCGTGGTCACGGTAACCAACATCCACTTGCTTTTTTTATAGCAGATGGACCTCACGGTAAAGACTTAGAGACGGACTATGCTTTAAGTGGGTACACGGGAAATCAGCTTAACGATTTCTGCAAAGAACAGAGTCTCCACATTGACGATATGTGGCGAACGTGTTTAATCAAAGAACCTTTGCCAAAGGATGGAGAAGATGATAAGCAAAGATCAAAGACGCAAGAACTTGTTAGTCGCTATGGTAATATTCTCATTGATGAAATTAATACTTTGCATCCTTTTTTACTTATACCACTTGGAGAACTCAGTTTCAACTATCTTACTAATTTGTCTAATATACGTAAGTTTCGTGGAAGCGTGCTTCCTTTATCGGGCACTTTTCAGGTACATCAACCGGACTTAAAAGTTTTACCTATCCTCGGGCCGTATCCCTACCTAAATCAAGAATATCGTCTGCGTGTTATCACACGTATCGATTTCTCCAAGATTTCAAAGTATCTCAACAACAACCCTATTCCAGATAACGTTTATAATATTTGGGTAGCTCGAACATCGAGTGCCTTACGATCTTTTATAGAACGTAATTATGAGAAGACATTAACGAGTGGTGGGTTTCTAACATTTGATATAGAGACATTCTTACAGATTCCAATTTGTATTAGCTTTTGTTTTGATGGTTTCGAAAGTGTATGTGTTCCTTTAATTGACCAGACGATAGATCGTGACTATCGTACTTTAATGATGGATTTAGTTGATAAACTTCTCAGGAGTCCAATCCCAAAGGTAAACCAAAACATCAAGTATGACTGGAAAATCATGGAGCGTTGGGGATTTGTCGTTAATAACGTCATCGGGGATACCATGCTTGCAGCTTCCACTTTATATTGTGAATTCCCTAAGAATCTGGGATTTCTTACTTCCATATACACAGATCTGCCTTATTTCAAAGATGAAGGAAAAGACTTTGATCCAGATCGTAGTAAACGAGACCGATATTATCTTTATAATGCAAAAGATAGTTTGGCAACTTCTCAAATTTACGCACAGCAAAGGAAAGAGACGGTCGAACTTGGAACTGATTACGTCTACAAAAATCTGATACGGGTGATGCCGATTTATCGAAAGATGGAAGATCGTGGTATCAGGATTGACGAACAGCAACGTTTTAAGTTACTTGCTAAGTACGAGAGTCTTTTTCGTATTCAAGTACTTAAGTGTAAGAATCTACTGAACACGTCGTACTTTAATCCTCTTAGCCCAAAACAAGTAAAACAGGCTATTTTTGAAGAACTTGGTTATAGTAAAGTACGTGGTATGAAAACTAACGACGACGGGAGTCTATCAACAGATGAGGAGAGTCTTGAGCTTCTTAGTGTTTATGGTGAAGCTAAACGTGCTTCTAGTACGGGGCCACTTGTTCTGTCTAGCGTTATTGGAGCACGCAAAATACATAAAGTCATTGAAATATTGGAACTACCAATCCATCCTGACGGTAGATTTAGATGCGAATACAATCTCGCTGGTACCGAAACGGGAAGATCTTCTTCCAGTGAGACCACGGATCAGTATTTTGCTATAGATGAAGATACTGGTAAATTAATCAAATCAGCAAAAGGGAACCTGCCGAACTACGGTCATAGTTTGCAGACGATAGGCAAACATGGCTTTATGATCGATGGAACAACATATGGAAAAGATCTCAGAAGTATTTTTGTGCCTAGCTATGGCTTTGTGTTTGTTGAATGTGATTTATCTGGGGCAGAAGCTCGTGTGGATAGAGTATTGTCGGGCGTTTTTGACATGTCGGTTTTTGACAATCCAGGTATTCATAAACTCACTGGTAGTTGGGTTTATAATTGTAAGCCTTCTGAGATAAAGAAAAATATATTAGTTGATGGCGTTGACAGATATCATATGGCTAAAACCGTGCGGCACGCTGGAGAGCGAAACATGGGACCGGAACGCATGGTTATGATGACACAACGTCCTTGGAGAGAGTGCAATGACATTTTACGCACATTTCATCAATTTCAACCAGAAATTAAGGAAGTTTTTCATCGTGATGTTATTAAAGCTATTGACGCTCCTACTCACTGTCTTGTTGCGCCTAATGGTAGAAGGCGTGACTTTTTCGATAGAGTTGATAAACATACTTACAACGAAGGAATTAGTCAATTACCACAAGCTATCGTATCAGATCAAACAAAATTTCACGGTATTGGTCAAACTTTCAGCACTAGTGACATATATAACTGGGCCTTACTATTGGCGGAGGCTCACGATGGAATCCTTGCTGAAGTTAGAAAAGAAAGAGCAATGGATTTTGGACGTCTTTACAAAAAGAACATCGAATCGGTACCTATAGATTTTCGTATTTGTACTCTTGTACGTGATTATCAATTAGTGATTCCATGTGAAGTTGCTATAGGTGAGACTTGGTTTGAAGGAGATATGAAAGAGGTGAAAGACTTGTGAGATACGGGACAGACGAATACAGAGCGTGGCAACGTGAATATAGACGTAAACGTACTGCTATACTTAATGCACAAGGACTTAATTCACACGGGAAATCTATAAAAGTGCAAAGAGGTCCTAGAAAACCTACTGTTGATGATAATAGACTTGATTTAATAGCTATGAGAGATCCAGAAATAGCGAAAGGACGAACGAATGACCTTCGAGCAATTTGACAAATTCCAAGCTGAACTACTCGCTGAAGTGGTGAAGATGAAAGATACAAAAGGGCGTGAGTACGCTCATAGTGAAGATCGCTTTGCTAATTTTAATCGCCTAGCGGAAGAGTTAGAAATGAGTCCAGAGAAGGTTCTTTGGATTTATTTTACTAAGCATAAGGATTCTATTGTTTCATTTCTTAAGACCCGATGTACTTTTTCAAACGAGTCTATTTATGGCCGAATTGTTGATGCCATCACTTATTTAACTTTGTTGGCTGGTATGATAAGAGAGTGGGAAAATAATACTAATATAATAACTCAGGCTGGTACAAAACCTTATCCTGATTTTAATTCATACTATCCCGATAAAAAGTCCCGATGAACTGTGATCTTTGTTCAGTAGCTCTTAAGTTACCTAACTTAGTAGTTTTAAAGAATACCAAGAAAGCTGAAGTAACCATGTACTTATGTGATGATTATCACGCTAAAATAGTAAAATATCTTACAAAACTTGTTATAGATAACAAAAAGCAACCAACAACATGACGTGTCTGACACCTTTATTGACGAATACTTGCGGCACACCAGTATCTATGAAAGCCCATTATCTTTTTGGAGGTGGTCGGCATATGCAACTATTGCTGCCATACTTAAAGATCACTGTTATTTAAGGCAAGGAGATAGCTTTCTCTTTGCTAACGTATACGTATTATTCTTAGCTGAGTCATCCGGGCACCGAAAAGGGCGTCCGGTAGATTTGAGTGAAACCTTAGTTAATAAAATTAACACAACTAAGATAATCAGCGGACGTGCTTCAGTTCAAGCTATCTTAGATGAACTGGCACGTACAGAGACTAATAAAGTAACTGGTAAAGTAGATAAAACGTCAAGTGCTATCGTGTATGCACCTGAGTTATCGGCTGGTATCGTAAATGATAGTGAAGGTTTGAAGATACTTACAGACTTATACGATTACAAAAGTAACCCTTATAAGAATCGACTCCGCACGGGACCGTGCTTTAATCTAGAGCGGGCCGCGATTTCACTATTAAGTGCTTCTAATGAAAACATGATAAAAGACTTCTTCGGTATAAGTGAGATCAAAGGAGGTTTTCTTGCACGCACTTTTCTAGTTACGCCTAACGAATTTCGTCCATCCAATGATCTACTTGATGTTGACGCTGACGAACGTAAAAAGTCTTTTAATTGTGTCTTCGAGAAGTTAAAAGAGATAACTAAAATAACAGGTGAGTTCATTTTCGAAGATGATGCAAAAAAGGAGTATCAAGCATGGTATCGCCCGTTCAGACAACAGTACAAAGAGAAAAAAGAGCAGACGGGTGTTGTAGGACGTATTCATACAAGTATATTAAAAATAGCTATCATACTAGCAGCTAATGATCTAATACATTCTATAAAAAAACGTCATGTGGAGGCAGCTATAGAACAGTGTCTTGGGTTGATTCCCAACTATAGCATCTTTACTATGAGCAACATTAAAAATGATGTAGGCAAAGCGGGTGGTTTGATTATCACTGAACTGATGACTATGAAAGACTATATGTCTAGCCGTAAGTTAATTATACGTAGCTTATGGCAGTCTGTAGATCCTGATATGATTGATAAAGCTATTGTTGGTTTAGAACAGGGAGGAATGTTG